ATCCTTTCTCAGTAAAAAAATATTTAAAATATCTTACTCCCTTTAATGTATAATCTTTTTCTGCAATAAAATCAATCATCCAAACATTTTTTCCTCCACCATCATAACCATACCGAGGAAACTTAAGTGTTTTTAAATACTTATCAATGTGTTCTTGTTTAGGAAACCCCCATGTACCAAAGACAACTGGCTTACCTTTTTCATAAATTATTTTATATTGATCAAGTAGAATTGGTAATAAGACACATCTGCATATTTCTTCTACTGTCCAAGTTTTATGCAAAGGACTTTCAAGCATAAATATTAAAACACTTTGTAAATCTTTAAACTTACTCATGCAAAAATATTATAATCATTATCAGCAACAGCTTGTGGTGGCTTGGTGTAGGTCGTTCTATTATTGATGCCTATGGCTAGATAACGGAACGCATCTGCTGCATGAGAGGTGTAGTCATGTCTTGGCTGATCTCTAAATCTTTTCTTCTTCTCATCCCACTCTTGTCTATACTGTTTCATCATCTCAAGTCCTGTATGACACTTGTCTCTATCAAAATAACATTTTGGCATCAGCAATCGTGCAGCATTAATACCATCTGCTACTTTCATTTTTGATACCACCTTAAAACGAATACCGAGACTAAACGCTGTCTCCATCCTGGATTTGCCTGACCCCAACTCTCTAATCTCAATATCGTGTGGAGCAAGGTGATCTCCATAATGATAATCTTTTTGGCGAAGTACCTCTGCATAATGGTCAAGTCCAAAGCCAGTATTTTCATAATAGTCGATAACATTAACAGCACCTCCTCTGTAAACCTGCGCAAACCAAATCGCAGTTGAATCGTTAATACCTAAATCCCAAGCTGTATAAACTGGCAAGGCAGGATCATATGGAACTCTTGTAATCCTCCCAGCATCTTCAGCTTCGACAAGCAATCTTCCGTAATACGCACCAATAATCGCAGCAGTAAATGAACATTCATACTCTTGTTCATACTGCTCAAGTGTCATCTGAGACTTTGCAGCATCTAACTCCGTATCTTTGACAAGTTGTGTTTCACTTGCCTTCGCAATCTTCCAATACCAATAATCAGATCCCTCTTCTGTTTCATGCTTGGCTTGCGTTAAGATTTCATAAAAATGGTTATGGCCATTTGGTGTACCTAAAAATATGGCAGCACCCTCTCTATCGGATAGTGCAGGTCTTACAACCTCCCCCCATACTCTAGGATTCTGCATCCCATACTCATCAAATACACACAAGTCTAAGTAAATACCTCTCAAGGCATCAGGATTTTCACCTGACAACAACATAATCCTTCCACCATTAGGGAAGTCTGCTCTCAGTTCTGTCTCGTTAAAACTTACACCAGGTATCACACCTGCATAATATTTTACATAATCCCAACTTATCCTCTTGGCCTGACTAAAAGTAGGCGCAACCAAAGCAACTCTTGGTCTTGGTAAAGGACAAGTCAACGCATGCTTTATCATGTGATTGACTGCAAACACAGTTTTGCCAAACCTTCTGTGCATCACAAGCACATTCCAACGCTTTAAATCTCTGTGCATCTCTGCTTGTAGCACTCTAGGCTTATACGGAATCTTTATTTGTGCCATCTGTTTCCCATACTACTCTTAATGTTCCATCACTTATCTCAACACCAGTCCTTGATTTGCCTTCACCAAACTTCTCTGGCAATACTTTTTGCACCTTCCATCTGACATGTGTTGCATAATCTCTTAATAAATTAGGATCGTATAGCTTTCTTTTGTGCAAAGTATCTAAGAACATGCCTTCTAACTCCTCTAAGGCTTTCTCAGCAGCTTGTTTCTGTGCAGTACGCACAGTATCATTCAACTCCTCATCTTTGGCCATGTGGCGATAAAAGGTAGCTCTGCTTACCTTCTCGTCTTTGCATGCTTGATACAGACTATGTCCGTCTGTAATCTTTGCTAGTATCTTGTTCTTCTTGTATTTACTGATTGGCATTGTGTGTTTTTATGGTGTTATTAATATACATATATGTGTGCGTGTGTGTCTTGGGCCTGTGTGCCTTTGCAAATACTCCCCCCAGCTGTTGCAATGCTGTTGCATTTTTGCAACTATAAATCTTTTTTGTAGTTTTTTATATACTATGCTGCGTATCATTGTCTCATAAAGTGTTTATAAAAACATATAAAGCCTATACTATATATAAGCTCCAGGAAAGCAAACAAATAAAAAAAAATTGCTACTATAAAATAATATACTTGACATATTGTAAAGTATAATCATATACTAAGTATAACTTAACAACAGGAGTTTATTTTATGAAATACGAAACAATATTAATGATAGCATTAGCACAATTCTTTTTATTGCTGCCAATATCATTCTACTTTTTATCCTTAAATTTGCCTTTGGTTTTTTTTATCTTACTAATGACTTCAGGTATGTTTACAATAGTAACTTTATACTATCCACTAATAACAATTCATAACAACAAATAGGAGTTTTAACAATGCCACATTTTACACAAACTTATAAGTACGAAGAGATACAAGAGTATTTTAATGATTACTTAAGAGATAATCTTGATTACTTAAAAGAAAATTACCCAACAACATATTTAGATGATTTACATCATTACGCATTTAATGAAGATTATTATATTATTGGAACATACAAAGCCAAGCAATGGTTAGGAGATGAAGCCTTTGATATAATAAACATAATCAAAAACTATGAACAAGATAACTTTGGGGAAGTTACAACAGACTTTTCAGAACCTGAAAGAGTTGTGAACATGTATGTTTATATTGTAGGCGAACAAATAGTTTACGACTACATTAATAAACAAGCAGCTTAAGTTAGTCTCTAACACCTGGACTTACTCCAGGTGTTTAAGATTTACTTAGTAAATCATAACAACATAGAAAGAAGGTACATTATGACTAAAAAAGATATAAAGAAAGCTATTAAATTTTTTCTAAAATATAAAGATAAATGGCATAGTTACGCAAACGATAATAAGACAATAAAAGTAATTTGTTATCTTGTTAATCTTAAAATCCTTAATCATAATAATTTTAATCAAGTAAAGATTAATGTTCATAATGCAGAATTATATTTGAGAGGATAACAATGAATAGAAAATATTTAAACATGCACATAGACCAAGCTACACCAAAAAAGATGAGCAAAAGAGAAAAGATTATTTTAACTATAGAAAGCATTGCAATTGTGATGCTTTTTATATTTTTTATCTTTTTATTCTTAATATCAGATATTATAGAAAACTATTTTTTAGGCTTGTAGAGAGCATAAAACTATATTTAGGCTAGTGAAGTACCAAACTAGCCTTTACATAGCCTTACAAGCCTTTAAATCGTCATTAAACAACATATAAGAAAGATAAATACGCATAGTATAGCATATAAGCATAGTATATAAACTATTATAGTATATAAACTTATATATATTTTTATATATAAATATTACTGTAATAGATACTATGCTTAGTATATAAACTATTATAGTATATATGCTGCGTAGCATAGTAGAGAAAGAGTATCACAACTTTTAAAAATCACAAAGAAAAAAAATGAGAGGGAAAACTCCCTCCCATCTTCTCATCTTAACAACATAGAGTTAGATAACAGAATCTTACTCAGCAGTAAAAGTAAAAGAGAAAGCAAAAAAAATCAATCTTTTTTATCTTCTCCACCAAGCGCACCATAACCACAAATATCTGTCCAGCTATCCACATGACCTGGACTCTTCACTAATCGAGAAATTTTAAGTGCAATCAAACAAAGATACACCATGCGAACTGATACCTTTATGCCAAGAATAGCTGACCACATTGTCGCAACTCTTTGATGATTATCAAACGCATCACCATAATCTTTTGCTCTATCCCCATTGATTAAATCTGCTGCTCTTTTTAAATACCAATCTCTTTTCATATCTTATCCCTTACAATAAAAAACCAAGTATCAATATCAACTTCACACACCAAGTCTTTGCTCGAAGAGAAAGCAGAATCCAACACCTCAAGCCTTATCACACATTTGATGGGATGATTATTAAACTTGTAAATGAGAACTGGCTGCCTATCTCCAGCATTGTCAACACATTGCTGCCACCAACTTGGCCTATAAGTTGTGCCTTTTTGATAAGCCTTACACTCTATTGACCAACCAGGTATTTCTATATCTGCGCCACCAATTTGATATTGGTCTAAGTTTCTTTTTGCATCATAGCCAAGCGCATCTTTGATGAGAGAGCAGATCTTTCTCTCAAAACCAGCGCCTTTGTCTCTGCTATTCGCCATACTCAGCTACCCTTATCGCATAAAATAACTCTGCAACAACCTGTGGCACAATACTATTACCGAGTGCCTTTAGCTTTTTCGTTCTGTCTTTTTGGTTTGTGGCAACTCTTGGGATGTCTGCTGGCTCTTCGGAGAAATGTCCAGATAATGCTTCGGATATCCCATCAGCCATGTAACCCATTCTGCATTGAGTTGCCCTGTGTTTTGTTGTTGGTGTACTGCTCTTGGCAAACTCATCCTCTCTCTGTTTTCTTTCCAATTGCTTATGTTGCCTGAATCCTTGTAGTCTCTTGTCGTTGGAGTTGGCAGCATCTTTTGTCTCTGTAACTGTGCTACTGCTGTTACTAGACTTATCTGCCCATCCTTTTCTCTGAGATGCTTCTCTGATCTTGGCCCTCTCTGTCCATCCCATGCGTTTGGTGTTGGGAACATCTGTTGCGATAACTTCTTCCCTCTCTGTCTTAGACCTACTGATATTTCTACTTCTTCCTCTAAAACCTTCCCCCCTTTGCCATTCGGTCTGCTCCCAGGATTTGCTGCTCTCGGTGTCGGCCATAACTTCATTGTGTCTGCTAGGTTCAAAGAATGACTGCTCTTTCCATCCTTGCTCAATCGTCTGTTGTTCTTTGTCAATGTTAGTTTTGGATGTTCTATTTCTTGTGTTGTTGGTGTTGGAAACATCTCCCAACCACTTTTCATTGACGGACTCATTTGATTGGCTGTAGATGTTGGAGTGTGCAATAATCCATACTCTGTCTCGTCTGTGTGGTGCATTTTTACTTGCAGCTGGAATAACAACCGATTGTACGGAGTAACCTTCTTTTTCCAAATCAGTTTGCACTTGTTCGAATAAAATCCCTTGGTTGATGTTAATAAGACCGACAACATTTTCTCCAATGACCCATTTCGGTTTACAATCTTGTATAATTCTAAGCATTTCATCCCAGAGCCACCGATCATCTTCTGTTGCTTTTTGTAGTCCAGCTTGACTGACTGCCTGGCAGGGAAATCCTCCTGCAACGATATCAATTGTTCCAAGTCCAGTTGCATCTATTGTCCTAACATCATCATAAATGGGAACATCTTTCCAATGCTTGCGCAACACTTGTTGACAAAACTCATCCTGTTCACAAAAGGCAACAGTCTCATAGCCACCAACAAGTTTCTCTGCTGCGTAACTGAAACCACCAATTCCACTAAACAAGTCAAGTAAACGCATAACCATTTCATTTGCCTACCATATTAAGCTGTGCTTGTTTCATAAAGTCATTGGCCTTAACTTCTCCATCAGTTGCTAATTCAATCTTGTTCATAGTCTCTGGTCGAGGAAATCTTTTGCCTTGCAATAGTAGAGAGATAGTAGACTCATTCATGCCACACATCTTGGCAAATCTATATTGTGAAATCTTTTTGGTTTTTAAATAATCTTTTAATAACATATTTTTTTTTTACCACATGCTTGACATAATGTAAAGAACAATATAATAATATATGTGGAGGTGCTAATGACAATACCAATTTACAGAAGAACTTTTGGCAGTTTGCATGAATCAGCAAGCAATGGAAACTTGCCAGAAGATCAAGCGATACTAAAGCTATATCTTAGAAAAGAGCATAGCATAAACTATCCAGATGCAGCGCCAATGATGCTTGGTCGTATGGTGCAAAAAGGATTAGATCATCATTTAGGTTTGCATGATTATTCACAGGAACAAGGACAACAAGAAGGTCTTGAGATAAACCAGGCTATTAGAGAAGCCTTGACAGAATATCAAGTATACACACCGAGGACTTGGGATAACGGAAAAGACCAGTCAGCTTACGATAGCTTCCAAGACTTCTTGCCAGACATGGTTAAATGTGCAGCAGAGGGATTGAAGCAATATTTTCAGAATGTCAATGCTATCGAGGGAGAGTTTGCACAAAGATATAACGAGCCATTGATTGATGTACCAATATTATTTTATCAAGATTATTCTGGTGGTGGTAAGCAGATAGACTTGAAGTGCCAAGTGCCAAGAAAAAATCCTACAAAGAAAGATGGCACATTTACTTACTCAGCACCAAAACCTAAGACAGAACCATCTCCTGCATGGATAAGACAACAAGCAGTTTATTGGAAAGCAACAGGACAGAAACCTGCTCTGCTTTGTGTGAGTGCAAAAGATTATCATATCATTGATGAAACGAATTGTGAGCAGCTACAAGATGATTACTTGCAAGTTGCTTATGATGACATGGTGCGTAGCTGGTTAGTGCTGCAAAACAAACTCAAGGATAGTCAAGGCAGTTGGAAACATATTGTTGAAAGAACTAAACTTGATGGAGCAGAAATACTAAACAGATATGGGCCAAATATATATAAACTATCTCAACAACTATGGAGTATTAAATGACAGAAAGACACACACTACACAGAAAAGATGCAAGCGAAACAAGTATTGAAGCTGCATATACTGTACCACTAGGCAAGATGGAAGCGCTTGTCTACAAAACAATAGATGACTTTGGAACATCTGGTTGCATACAAGATGATGTACTTGAAAAACTTAGTAACTATCCTTATTCATCTGTTACTGCTCGATTTAAGAGCCTGGAGAGCAAGAAACTGATTACTAGGTGTAAAACCTTTGCAAAAGGCAGATCAGGCTCTAGGCAAGAATATATGATGTCTAAACGATTTTATGATTTAGATGAGGATTTGACAGAAGAAGAAAAGCAACAAGGAATACTTGGAGTTTAAGATGGCAAGATTGAGCAAAAAAGATTTAAAACAAGGCACAGGTTTTTTAGCAGATCATGCCAAGAAAAAATTTTTCAAAGAATTACAACTTTTATTTATTAATGTTGAATATAAAAGAAATTATATTCAAAAAAAAACATCTGAAATTGCTGAAGCAGAACATTTAATACAGCAAAATAAAAATGAAATACTAATCAATAAAAAGTTATTACAAGGATTTGAAGAAAAATTAGTTATTGCACTAAACAGAATTTGTGTAAACAAAGATGGAACAAGAGAGGTAAAATATGATGGATAACAAAACAAGGAATATTAGGAGTATAATATGACCTATACAATAGATGCAAATGCGAGAAAAAGTATGAAAAATGCTCGTGCTTGGATTGATAGACTTAAAAATGATTCATCTTTGACTAGAAACACTAAAGGTTGGGCAATATCTGTTATGACATTAAGAGCAAAACGAGATGGGCAAAATGAGGTTGCTGCATTTTTAAAAAAAGCAAGAAAAGAATTTTAACAATATAAGGAAAAATAAAATGGACAATAAACAACAAAACTTACATGTTAACGAGCATGAAATAGAACAGAGGATTGATAATCTTAGGTTTGAATTAGATAAAATAGATAGTGAAATACAGAAACTGCATAGCACAAAGAACAAGCTACAAGATGCTCTTGCTTTGGTAAGACTTGTGTCTGGTGGTAAGCATGGCTAAAACAAATGTGCCAAAAAAAGTGCTTGATCTGTTAGCTGAAGTTGGTTTATCTACGCACCAAGCTGGATGGGACTGTCATGGTACTTGGGTAATGTATCATAAAGCAGCAGAAAAACTTGCTGGATATAAAAAAGTAAAGTTTGATAAGCCAGAAATTATACATCAAGATGTTGGCCAAAAAGAAGTTGTGATGCTTGTTACAGGACATTGTGGTGGTATTACAGAGTGGAGTTTTGGTGAAGCAACACCAGGCAACAATAAAAACGCATATCCTTATGCAATGGCTGAGAAGAGAGCAAAAGATAGAGTTATACTAAAACTTCTTGGCTTTCATGGAGATGTTTATACTGATACAGAAATTGATGACCAATTGCAACAACAATTAAAACGACAAGCTGAAAGAAATATTGAGAATACCTCAGAACAAGAGGTAAAAGAACAGAAGGAGAGTAGCACTTCCAACAACTCTTCTTCTGTACCAATGAGTAGCAGCAAGATGTTTGACAAGATAAAGAAACACATAGAGTTGATACAAAGAAAAGGCTACAAAGAAAACAAAGAGCAACTACAACATGAAGAGTTAGTTGCTTATTTTGTAGAGTGCAACGACACTCACTTTAAAACTATGGATAAAAAACATGTTGAAGATTTAACAAAAGAGTTTTTCAGAATTGAAAAAGAACTTAAATTTTATATAGAGAGGGCAAAATGAAACAATATAAAAAAATATTAAATATAAATTTATTTAAAAATCATGGTGGCAAAGTGGTGGCAGGAAACTCTAACTGGATTCCAATGCAAAATAAACAAGCAGTAGACATTCTTTTAAGCAAAGACAAACTGTATCAAGTTTCTTTATTTCAAAACGACAATGGCTCACAATCAATATCAATATCAGAAATTATTGATGAGTATGCTGGTGTAAAGTTTGATAAAGTATCAGATCAAGTATCACAACCAGCAATGAAGTCTATTGCAGAAGCGCTTGAAAGCAATAAAGAAAAGAAATCAGATGATGATGATGAGATACCTTTTTAGTTATCTCATCTTTTTCTTTGGTTTCTTACCAGCTTTTTTCATGGCAATGGCAGTTGCAGCTTGCTTCTTCATCTTAGCTGACTTGCCTTTGCCTTTTTTTCCGTAATGTCCTGGCATATCTCTCTCCTTTTCCATTTGTTGTAGTTTGAATTGTACGCTATTAGAGTTTACTTTTCTAAATTTATTTATCAACCAATTTAGTAAGTTTTTAATTTTTTGTATTAATATTTTTGTGAGCATAAAATCTCCATTATGTTTTTTTCTTTTTAGCTTTGTTTCTTTTGCTAATTGCTCTTGCTTTCTTTCTAGCATCAGCAGAACTACTTGCTCCCCATTGACGGAGTGATAATAATTTTCTTGTTGGTTTGCCTTTGGAATCATAGTCTGGCCCTTTTGCGTTTCCCATTCTTGCAAGAAAACTTGCTCTTCTTGGACTATCTCCAGACTTGATAGGTCTTTTTAAATTTGCGCCCTCAGTTCTTTTAAAAAAAGCACGACCAGCAGCGTTTAGACCACCTTTGGGATTCTGATATTTTTTAGCTACCATCTATCAAACCTATCCTTGTGCCATGAAAGTTGTCTATGGTAAGTTTCTGCTTTCTTCCGTTTGGCACATAGCTGCAATGAATCCATCCACTATTGCCACCAGAATAATATTCTAAGATCAACTGATCGTATGGCAAGTTATCAGCAATCCATAATGCAAGTTCATAGTTATCAACACCTGGTACTTCAAAGTCTGCTGCTTGCCCTTTGGCGTGCTGACTTGTAGCTTTCGAATTTATGGCTTCACACAAAGCCACACTTCTGTAACCACTTGATACAATAAAAGGCCCGAACTCATCACGAATAGGTTGCAAGATATTCTCACACAGTTCAATCATACACTTTACTTGCTCATCATTTGGTGAGTTGTTTATGTTCTTGCGTAAAGCTGTGCTGCTTTTGCACATCTCTTCTAGTGAAAAGTTTGGTGATAAGTACATTACACAGACTTTCTTTTCTTCTTCATAACTTTCTTTGCAGTTGTAGAGTTTCTAAGTTTCTTAAAATCTGCACCAGTAATTTTATTTCTTGGTGGTGCAACTCTAGCTAACTTCTTTTGCTTTGGACTGTATTTACTAAATGGCATTACTTTCTCCTTGTTGTTTTTTTCTTTGTTGTTTTCTTTTTACCTCTTAATAAATCTGAATCTGCTTTTCTAGCGCCACCTTTGCCACTTACAAAAGACTTTACTCTGCCCATTGCCCATTGGTGTGCAGAAACTTTTGGTCTACTACCAGACGAATAGTATGCACCTAAACCTCTTTTGTAAACTTTATCGAGTGTTCCCTTTGAGTATCGTGATGCACCTGATATACCTGCATATCTTGACATTATCCCTTACTCCTTCTCTTGCTTATGGCATCCATCATAGCCTTTGTAAGTTTGCCCTGTCTATATAGTTTGCGTGTACGCAGTATTTCTTTTTCTCTTGCACTAGGATTCTTTGCACCAGATACATACTTTTTTGGCACACCTCTTTTAGTCTTTGCGACTTTGGCAAACTTTCTTCTCATCTCTTTTTTCTCTTTGCTTGTTTAAAATTCTTGGCAGTTGGTGCGCCTTTTGATCCAGGTCTACGCATCTTCTCACCACTTCCTGCTTTTATTCTTTTTCTTTTTGCGTGTATGTTTCTATATAAACTCATTTCTTCATGTTCTCCCTTGCTACACCTTTTGACTTTTCATAGGATCTCATTCCTCCAAGTCCTAAAAGTGAAAGTGTCAAAGTCATAAGTTCGCCTGTCTGTAAACTAGGCAAAGTTATATCTGGCATCCATATCGCTGTTGCCCATTCTGCAATAGGCATAATAAAAAACTGTGTGAGTAAACCAAGTGCGCAGATCCACATTATCGCTGGCCTAGCACCGGCAACAAATATGCTAGGATGTTTTGCCTGTTCTGCATTAGCAGCTATCTGCCCTTTGGCAAGTTCCTGCGCATGCCTTGAAGCAAGCGTAGCTAAGTCATGTGCCAATTTATTTTTCTGATCTTTGTCCTCAATAAACTTACCGACAAGTTTACTAACTGGGCCTATTAACGCTTGTAACATTACCATAACCTCATTTGTTCATTTACTTTAACAAGTTTTACAAAACAATCATACTTTTTTGTTTCTTGGCCTATTGTAACAGATTGATTGTCAAGATACGACTTAAAATAATCTGCTGTCTTTACTGATTGAAAATGTAATGTTCCTGCTGGATTTCCTGCAAGATAGCACATGAGCAGAAACGCTGGTTTCATTTTCCGTTCCTATTCATTATAGCTGATGCACCCATGTAAGCAGCGACAATACCACCACCTGTGATGTAAAAAAGATTAGAAATATCTGCCAAGGCTTTGACTCTTTCAAGATCAACAAAGAACATTGCAGCAGTAAAAGTAGCCATAGCAACCAAACTGGCAGTTGCCATTCGTCTTTGCGCCCTCTGCTTTCTAAGATCATGTTCAAGTCTTTTAATCTCTGCCATATGCTCAAATTCTTCATCACTAACTACTCCGTCTTGATTGATGTCGTAAGAAGCATATTTAGATTTATCTTGTAGTTTTTTTTGTTTCATCTGCTTTCCTTGTATAACCAGGCAAGAACAAATATAAATCCAATAACGGTGCAAAACAATACAAACCAGCCTACACCTTCCCATATCTTGCGTATAACCTCTTGTCTTTCGTAAATCTCTTTCTTTCTTTGCAACCTTATTTCTTTTTCCATGTGCAAAATTTCATTCCAAGAATTAGCACCATAATGAAAATTTATAAACGACTTGAGTTCTTGGCGCTGTGCTTCTAGTTTTTTCTTGGCAGTAAACGCTTCAATTGCACTAGCTTCTATCTCTTTGCCTTTAAATAATTTACGAAGTGGTGATGCGTTTTTGGCCGACTTCTCAACATTGTCAATGTCTGATACTGCGCCCATCCAACGAGATAAATCTTTGCCCATAGACTCTATCTCTCGACCTGCTGCAAATCCAGCCTTTATTGCGCCAAATGCTTTTGATGCTGCTGTTATTGCAAGACCTATTGAAGCTGGATCCACTTTTACCTCACTAACAATCCTATTAATAAAACTATTGTTGTACCTGCTGTACCTATCATAATATGCTCTATGCGTTTTATACGAAGGATAGTTTCTTTCCATCTTTCTGCACATACAGCTTCATGCGTATCTATCTGAGACTTTACTTCTGTTACTGATGGTCTAGGCATATATTCTAAAATTATCCCCCACATCATATCTCTTTTGGAAAGTCATATATTGGTGCATTTCCAGTAGGAACTCCATCTTTATCCATAGGTGTATCAAACAACTTAATAAAATCAGCTAACTTTTTACAAGCATTAATATTAGTTTCTATTTCTGCACATTTAGTTCTAACACTATCTCTAAATGTAGTAGTAGCATCTGGTATAGCTGTGCCTTTTTCAGACTTGCGAGTAACTAACCAATCTGTTCTAGATAACATATTATTAGCTGTTTCTTTAGTTTGTCTTATCCATATTGTTTTTAATCCCTCATTGATAAGTTTTGTTTTGCCATCCTCTTCATACAACTGTTTGCCATCAGCATCTTTTGCATCTTCATCATCAAGTTTTCTTTCAACACCTTTTGACCAATAAAAACGATTATCAAAACTTGTATCTTCTTCTGCTTCCCAAACTAACTTAAATTTCTTTTTGTCTGCATCACTCCAAGCACTTGCCCAGTTATAAGGATGTTTATATGTGCCATCTGACCAAGACTTTCCCTCTTTGATTATTATTCCATTATGTTTCCAAGGCATTTTTTTCTCCTATCTTGCATTACTAAATTTAAATGGCTGTTCTGCAAAAGCCATATAGATAAATGTTCCACTACTTGCATTCATAGCAGAACCATCTTCCTTTAATTTTACTCCATTACTTACAAAGTCTACAAATCCACCAGTTTGTTCTGATTCAGCACCACTTGTATTTGGAAATAAACCTTGTGCAACTCTATTATCTGGATCTCTTTTATTATCATACAGCAACCAATTGCCTGTAGAATCAGTTCTTTTTAATAAAAACCAAGCAGGTCTAAAACCTAAGTAAATAAATGTTCCATCTGTTGCACCATTGCCAGTATAAGTGCCAATTTTAGAGTAACCCTCTATATTTGCAAATGTATAACAAACATAAGTTCCAGAACTTGTATTCACACTTCCTGCTGTACCTAAATTTATAACTGTAGATGTTGCAGTTGAACTATTCCAATAAGTTGTATCATATACAGAAGCACCAGTTCCATTTAACAAAAGATACCTAACTCCTGCACCTAAACCATCTACATTATAATAAACTACCCAATTATCTGCACTATCTCTTCTTTTTACCCAAGCCATTTGAGGTGCAATTCCTAATCCGTGTCCAATCGTTGCATTAGCACCAGTGCCAGTATAAGTTACAATGCTAAATCCTGCTTTTGTACTTGCTTGTACTGTTGATGTTATGCTTCCATCTGTATTACTGCTAGTTGTACCACCATTAGCTTTCCAGTTCCATGCTACAATAGGTTCTGAACTTTTATTTAAATTGACTGCTGAACCTACTGAAAATCCATCGGAATCAAAAGATGTAATATTATTTACGCTTGAACTTTCTGCTCCAGTTCCATTTGAATATAATCTATTAGTACCACCTCTACTACTATCCAATAAAAAATGCCACAAAGAACCATCATTTCTAGTCTTTGCCCAAACCCAGTCTGGCTGAAAACCAACACCAGTAATTGATTGTGAAGTACCATTACCAGTATAAAGTACTGTATTAAAATGATCATCTGCTTGTTCAGATTGATTTGGACTTAGTGTAGTATCTGGTAGGTTGCTTGAGCATAGTGCTAAATGACCACTTGGAACAGAATATTTAAAATTGCCCACACCATTCCCATCGCTGTTACCACCAGCAGTTTCATTACCTACAAAAGTTCCTTCTTGACCAGCATTTAAAATCCAACTTGAACTATTGTAACAATCAAAAACTGGCAAATATGTGCCAGATGGTAAACTTGAATATGCTACACCTTGAGAACTTCCATTTTTATAAAATGTTAAAGTATCTCCATCTAAATCTAAGGCAACACCTATTATATCTCCAGAAGTATATGAAGCACCATAAGAAGCACTTGAGTTATTGTTATATTTTACTCCACTAAAAACATAAACATATTCATTAGAAAGAATGCCAGAATCACCAGTTGAAGTAGGGTCAAATGGTGTTCTAACTATTCCAGTATTAGAGTACTGTGCTGAACCACTTGCTCTTACTTCCCAATACCATTTGCCACTAGAAACACCAAAAGTACCAGTCATTATTCCAGACACAGAAGCAGAAGCACCAACAACTTTTAAATTACCCTCACTAAATGTTGCACTACTATTAGACCTTTGTTGAAGATGATTTAAAGTACAGAAATTGTTAGTGGGCGAATCAGTACAGACATCTGTAGAAGCTAATCCACTAGATGTAAAATCATTGCCATTACCACTTGTGTCATCTCCTAAAGCACTACTATTTGCAAAAGTAAATCTAAATCCATTTGTTCCATAAGAACCAGTATAGGCTTTTGGAATCCATACACCATTTTTTGTTTCTCCAAAACTATCTGCTGTTAATGCTTGACCATCAATAAAATTAACTTCAGCTATATAGCCATCAAAATTCTGTGAGTTAGCTCTCTGTCCACCTATGTACTGAGTATAAGAACTATTATTCCACCATACACTTTCATAGTCAGCACCAACACCATCATTTCTAAAATTTAAATTTACTTGTGTCCCATTAACATAGAGCCTTACTGAGTCTGCATCAGAGGAGTAGGTGTCTGTTTGCCAATAAATAACGCAATGATACCAGTTTGTAGTATCTCTGAAAACCATATCAGTTGTAGCTCCAAAAGTTGAAGTACGAGATGTATTTCTATACTCAAATATCTCCAATTTATCATCTGGAAAATATACTGTGAATCCATTTTCACTAGCTGATTTTGGTGAAGAGAATATTGTTTTTTCTCCAAGATTCGACCTTTTCATCCACCAAGAAAGTGTCCAAATTTTTCTATTACCTGCACTACCCCAAGTTGTGCTTAATCTAGAATTATCCCCATCCTCAAATCGTAAAGATTGGTTTATAGTTTCAGGATAAAATTCTGCACTAGCACCAAACCATTTATCAGAGCTAAACATTAGCTAAAAGCCAACTGTGGTGTACCAAGTAAAATAGAATTATCTGCTTTGATTATATATGGAACTACATCATAAGCACTATTTGCACTTGATAAAGTTAAACCACTACCACCAACAGTTTCATAATCTGTACCTAAAGATACTGTTCCTGCTGATCCTGAACTAGGTTGAATAAATATAATAACACCAGTTTGACCAATATTAGATGCTTCTGTTGTTGGATTTGATAAAGTGTTAGCACCAGAACCAAGAGTAAGGATAAAATTTTGTTTTGTGTCGAAGTCAAGAGTTTTACTTGATGATATTGTTGCTGTTTCTGTTGAAGGTATCTGTGATGCAGTAAACGTGCTTTGTGCATTAGTCGTTACAATGTTTGCTCCTGCAAGACTAGTAGCACCAGTACCACCTTTTGATACTGCAACTTGTCCTGATAATTGTGATACTCCTATTGTTTTATTAGTAAGAGTTTGTGTAGCAGAAGCACCAACAATCTCTTGATCTCCACCTGGAGGTAATGTTAAAACATTTGTAACACTAGCTGAATGTGGTTGTGATTTTACAGTTTGACCATGTGAGTTTGATTCACAATTAAATACCAATGTACCTGGATTTGTGTTGCCTTTTAAAACTGTTTTGCCAGTTCCATTTGGTGCAAGTTCTATATCTGCATTTGATGTGGTAACTATGTCTTGTCCATTCATATCAAGATCACCACCAAGTTGAGGAGATGTGTCTCCTGACAACTCAGTTAAACTTCCTGCTCCATCATTTCCAGAATACGAAAAGTCAACTCGTATACCATCTGAATTGCTAAATGTGCCATTTGATACAAGATGTGATACAGGAACTTTTGTATATCCAGATTCATCTGTGATTGCACCAGTAACTTTGTATAAGGCAAAAGTAGATGCAGTACCTTCTTTTTCTATATGTATTAATCCTCTAGCTGTTGCGTTACTTGCATCATCAAAACTTTGCACAAAAGAGGAAATATCTGCACCATTATCATCTGCATCATCAAAAAACAAAACAGATACAGAGCTAAGAGTTGCATTATTAAAAGCTAGTTTGCCTGCTCCTGGATCTGCATCAGATGTGCTATTGCTAAATGTCATTTGCAACCCAGCAGAGTTACCAGTTGCACCAGTCGCTCCTGTTGGCAAACCAAGTGCCAAGGCTAATGCACCTGTACTTGCAGTATATGTTGCACTTGCTGTTGGACTGCCACCAGCAGATACAGCAGATGCAGTTGCAGTTACAGTATCTACTTTTCCCTCTGTAACAGTTAAGTCTCCAGAACCATCAAAACTTAAAATCTTGTTTGCTCTTTCAGTAGCAGATGTTGTAAACTCTGAAGAAGATATTGTGTTTGTTTTAGAAACTTTAATTGATCTGCCTAGTTCCTCTTCTATCTCTTGTGCAATAAATGTTAATTTATCTAAAGCGTTTTCATGACTTTCTGCTGGGAATGGATCATTTGCTACATAATCAGTAAGCTGCGTTCTTGCAGTTGATCTTAACAGCACGACTGTTTCTCCACTTGCAGGAATATTACCACTTGTAAAAGTAACATTACCTCCACTTGAATCTCCGACACCTGATACAGTATAATGTGTTGTTTTTGTTTTGGTAACTTCTGCTCCAGTTGAGTCTGTTCTAATAATTACAGCAATATCGTCATCACTAAATATTTTAAAATTATAAGGAAAAGCAGATGTGCTTCCATTTCCTGAAGCAGAGTTTTTTGTGGTTGTACTACTTACTGTCATGTTTTACCTCATTTTTATTTTTTACATTATTTACAACTAATTCTCAACAATTATCTAATTAATCCACTTGTGTCTTGTGGACTTACTAAAAAGTCTTGCTCGAAATCTTTGTTAATTCGTCTCTCCATTTTTCTTAAAAAACCAGGTTTTGCCAACTCCTGCAAGTCATGCAAAAACAAATAATCTAATGCAAGTTTTGTATAAAATAAATTTATAAATGGTGTATTTTCAAGTGCAAGTTTGAGTATCTTCTGTGTTGGCACATCACCAGAAGCAAACTTACCAAATATTTTAAATATATCATCAACTGCACCAGCAGTAGGCCCAAGTAATGTTTCTTGAAAGCTGCGACCATATCTATTGTATTCGTTAAATATGAAATCTCCGTATATTCCTGCACCTCCACCTTGAAGAAAAGCCATTTTTAAAAGATTTGTGTTAAACTCTCCATCACCAAGAAACACACTTCTTGGCTCTTTGCCCTTTAGTATGTCTTTGAGACAAATTGACAAGTAACCCATAACAGTAGATCCAACCATCATTTTAGCTACACCATAGTAACCAGCATGTGCTTTTTGTCTTGATAAACCTTTTGTAATATATGTTATTGGAAAACCTTTGAGTTGCATAATCATTCGTATTGCTTCACCTAAAACTGTACCTCTAGGCAATCCTTGATTCATTATGGCTCTTTCTCTTGCTCCTGGTGTAGGTATCGCTGCATCTGCACTATCAGCGTAATACATATTTATTTTTGTTCTAAATTTATCTCTAAAATCTTGTCTGAGTTTGTCTGTTATATCAAGTGTACCTTCTTTGTTTCTAATAACTGAGTCAATTACATCATTTGAGAGTTCGTCAACTTTGCTTGCAAACACATAGTTTCTGCCATCTTCTGCTTTTTCAACAAGTTGGGAAAAAACTTTCCAATCATTTTCATCAATATCGTATAGTTTCAATAATCTTTGTGTTTCAGGTGGCACTTTGTCAAAACTTAGTTTGGAATACACAGCTAAATCAGCAGATAACATCCTTGCTAGACCAGTCTTTTGGCTATTGTTCCACCATTGCATGCCATTTAGTTTGAAGAAAAACTGATGCGCTTTTGCCATTTTTCCAGGGCCAGAGTCGTTTGCACCAAATCTTGCATGCACATCATTCAACATGTTATCCACACCTACACCAAGTAAATAACCAAGTTCTTTTCTTTTTTTACCTTGAAACCCCTCAAGAACATCAATAAATGCTCTTGCATAACTGCTAAATACACCTCTCTCTGTGTTTGCATTTATAAAAGCTGCTTTTGTTGATATATCTGAAAAACTACTTATAGTTGCAAAGCCTAACTTTGACATATTTTGTATCATTCGCCAACCAGCAGATATACCAGCAAAACTAACATCCATACCTAGAAAGTTTTTTGATATACCTTTTTGTCTTGTAGTGCCATCTAGTTCTGCAAATTGATTACGCAATGATCTTTCGTTCAGTTTTCTTAAAATATTTATATCTTTTGTATCTTTTAAATCTTTTATAATTCGTTCGAACATGCTTTTTGGATTTGTTCCAAAAGTTTCTAACAGCGCAATACTTTGTGCATCATGTGTAAAACCAGACAAAACTCCCTCACTCAAAGTCATTCTGGCATACTGCTTACTGTATTTATAAGATGATGCACCATTTTTAAAGTGTAAAACTCTTGATTGACTCATTGATTTAGCTAAATTTTTTGGCCCTACAAAACCATCAACAAAATATTTTGAACCATCAATAGAGTTTAGATCAGAGGTTTTTGTATGATTACCTGTTACAAGATTTGTAAAAATATCTCCTAAATACTCATCCTCACTTTTTCCTTCAGGCTTCCCATCAAAAGTTTTTTCTCTATTTAGAAGTGGCTTTACAAAATTTATCCATTCTTGTTTTGAGCCTTCCATATCTTTAAAATTTTTCATCATAAGTAGTGGATCGTGCATCTGTCTTACAACATAATTATCAAGTTCTCCTATGTTTGCGCCTGCTCTATTTTTTCTATCAAGTAAATTCTTTTGGTGTTTCTTAATTATTTCTGCAATCTTTCTTGCATTTACATCTCCTGATGAACCAAAGCCATCAAACATTTCAATATAAATTTTTTCATCTAAATCACCAAGTCTAAAAATATCTAGCACTTCTGCTTTTGATAAAGCAGCAGCCAGAGTTCCCATAGAGTCAATCATTATTGCATGGCCTTTGGCATCAACACTATCAAGTCTTGTTCTTACATCTCCTACTAAAATGCCAGATAATGCTTTCGTTGGATTGTTAGAGTTTTTAAGTTCTGTAATTATTTTTACATAGGCTCTTTTGTTTAGAAGTGCATTTCTCTTTTCTATTTTAGCTGCAATCTTTGCATTAAGTGCAATCTTTGCTGCCTGTGTATACATCTTGCTTATCGTATCTTCGCCAACACTACCTTTGTGATTTTTTATCCAATCATTAAGTTGATCAACAATGCTTTCAGCTTCTTCTCTTGATATTTCTTTGCCTTGTTTTCTTAAAACAGCAGCAATAACTTCATCTGGGCATAATTTAACTGTCATTTTGTGTTCCTTATAATACAACTTGCAGCAGCATCAGTAGCAGTTGTGTAACTTTCATCTGCTTTTGCAATCAAATCGTCTGCTGCTTTTATGTTAGCATCAAATGCTGCTAAGTCATCTTTATCAATATTAGATGCGTTAGATGTATTTTCTGCATCAAATTCAAGTGTTTCTATTTCTGCGTCTAACTCTGCTTCTCTTGCATCTATCCTAAAAGTAGGATCAATACCTGCGTTCATAATAACACTTTCTTCGTAACCTTGCTTGAAGTTTCCCATATTATAATCATTTATTTGAGCATCAACTTTAGCATCATCAAACTGTTGTATTGTTTGTGTTGATGTTCTATCTATTGAGTCTGAAAGAGCAGCATCTTCATTTATTCTATATTGATCTAAAGCTATACTATATGCTTCTATTATCTCATCTTCAGTCATATTAGTAGGATCTACTCCTAATTCATCTAGTTCTTGAAGTCTTTTTTGTGCTGATGTGTAGGCTTGGTACTGTGCTTCTTGATCTTTTGAATAAAGTATTTCACCTCTTTGCTCTCTATCTATTAAGTCCAATAAATCTCTAGGAGTTGCGCCATCTATGCCATAGTCTAAATCTGTTTTATCTAAAAAATAACCAGCTTCTTGTACTCTTTGTGTCATTACATCTAAACTTAAACCATCTTTTCTTGTAACACCAAATGTTCCTTTATCTAATGATACTCTTAAGTCTCCTATATTTGGATCGTCTGATTTTATACCACCTTGTTCTTTGATAAATTGTATAAGTGTTTTTGGTTTTTTTACATTTAAACTGTCTGGCAACTTTTTCTTTCCAGTTCTTGTAACCTCTTCTAATGTTTTAGGCTTGTCTTGTGCTAAATCATTTTGTTTTTCAAGGTCTTTCTTTTTTGTTTCCTCGAGGTCTGCTTTTATTATTGGTGTTACATTAACCTCTTGATCTGTTAATGTTTGTTTTACTGCTGTAACAACTGCTTCTTGCTTTGTCCTTTGACTTCTTCTTTCAATAACATCAGATAGTTTTCCAAAGCCTACATGCAAACCACCTCCAAGAACACCACCAACAGTAACATTTAAAAAGCTATCTAACAGGTTATAGTTTTCATCTTGCTCTAATGCTGCTTGACCAAGAACAATAGGCTCTACAATAGCTGCACCAACTGAACCTTCAACAACACCTCTTAATGCTCTTGCCTTAGTTTTGCCAAATTTCGTTACAAGATGTGCATATCTCGCTGCTGGGAAAACAGGTATAAAAGCAGATGCAACATTGATAGGATCTAATACTGAACCTAATAACATAGTTCCAAACTGCGCTGAACCAAGTGCAAATCCACCTTTTGATCTTGATAATGTTTGTGTTATGGCTGCTCTTTTATCATAGTTTTGTGCTAGTAATTGTGCATAGCCTTCCTTAATACCATCTTCAGGCGCTTCAAGTCCTTCTCTAAAGTATTCGCTTTCTTTGTACTGCTCTGGACTAAGTATGTTGCCTGTTGTTCCAGGCCCAAACTGCATTTGTAAGAAACGATCTAAAGCATTAGTTGGATTGTAATAAAATGTATCTTCAAGTGTTGCACCTAACACATCAAGAGTACCCACTTTTGTTGTGTCAAAATATTTATCTAATCTGTTTTGGTTAAACTCAACCTCTGGTATTTGAACATCAACCATTAATATTTATCTTTCAAAAAGTTTTGCACAGCTATTTGCTTGTTTCTAATAGAACCAGATGTATTTCTATATAGTTCTGCTGCTGTAGAAATCTCTGCAAATGATAGTTGAAATACAACATCCTCAGCACCACCAAGTGTATCTTTTCTTATAACCACAGGATTACCAGTCTGATCTACAAGTATTACTCCAGAGTTGTCAGACTTTGTTAAGAATTTTCCTCTTGACATAACTTCTTTAAGATAATTCCCACCTAAATCATCAGCAGGAGTTACAATATCTAATCCATTAAATATTTGCATGTTTTCTGTATTATTTAACACAACAGAATCTAAAACTTTTTCAAAAGTATTTGAATCTCCTACAATGCTTTTTGGCAGTCTAACAACACCACCACCATCTCCAGGTGTTATAAAGTCAAACTTTCTATTTATAACATTGTCAGTTGCTTTTTTTACTGCTTCTTCAATACTTAAATCTCCAGCAACATAATAATATCCTGCTAAATCATAGACTAAATTTTGCATATTGATTGTGTGGTTGACTCTTGCAGTTGTTGCTCCTTGGGATGCAAAGTCATAATCTGTAGATATTTGCCCACTAACACTTTCTGAATAATCAGCTAGTTCTGATCTTACTTTTGTATTGAGTGAATCACGATCATCTTTTGGTAATTTTTTAACTTGATCTTTGACATCCTTAGAAGCTGAAACAAATAAATCTGCTGTAACTAAATTATCAGGCTCTGCTAAAAATATATTATCACGAAGAGTTATACCACCTCTTCTTATCATATTTCTTACTATTTCGTTTTGATCTTCGTTAGAAAAGTTATTAAAAAACTGTTGATAAGTTGCTCTTTTTTCATCTAAATCTGTAGTTGTATTATATGTTTTTAAAAAGTTATTTTCTGTTGCAACCGATATAAGCCTTCTGTCAGCAAGTGGCACACCTGCTTCAATCTGTGCATTAAGTATATCTCTTGCTGTTGGTGCTTCCTGTCCTGGCTGAACATCTTTTAGAAGCTGTGTTTCAAAATATTTATAGGGATCGTCTTTAATTTGTTTTGCTCTTGCTTCATGTAAACTAGCAAACAATTCTTTTTTCTTTGTTATTTGAAGTTTTTTCTCTAAGTTTTGTTCGTTTCTTTCAGCTTGATTAAGTTCATTTAAGGTTGCTGTAATTTCATTGCTGTTATCAAACTTAGATGTTTCAAACAAATCCAATGCTTCATTTGTTGCAGTCAATGTCATCTGAAGGTTTTTCGCCATTACACCTGAGTCATCTATTGACAAAGCAAGATTTGTTGTTTCTTTAATTAATTTTTGTGTGTTGTCGTTTATTTCTGCATCTACCTTGATTGCATTTTGTATTTGTTCAATATTATTTTTATAAGTAACATTTGCTAATGCTTGTTTTTTTGTAACTTTAGAATTTAGTGTAGCTAAAAGACTTTGTCTTACTGGAAAACTTACTCCAGAAAACTCGCCTGTGCCTTGAAATATTGCTTTTTGTTTGGATTTCATGCTTGCAAGAGATGGATTAGTTTTTAAATAGCTAATCAAACTTGTTCTGCCAGTTTTTAGTTCAAAACCTTGCGCTCTGTTTGATGCAATGTTTAAGGCAGAGATAAGTTTGTTTCTACCATCTTGATCTAAATTTGATATATCAATACTTTTTTCTTCTCCACCTTCAGTATAAATAAAACTATCTAACCCTCTCACAACTGCATTTTTTGAAGTTGTAAAAGTTGTTTCTGAAGCCTTAGCACCAATAAGACTGCTAACTATACCATCAATTTGATTGTCTACATTTTCGTTGTATTTTGCTTCACCGATATTTATAAGATTTGCTTTTTCTGCAAAATCTAATGTCGTATCGTTTTGGACATTTGTTTTGTAAGAACTTAAAGATGTTTTAGATGTAAGGTTGTTTGTTTGTTTTAGGAAGTTTCCTTTTTTTACAGCTAAATCAAAGCTATATTGATTGTATTTATATCTTCTTCCATACTTCTTGTTGTTATCAAATATTAAATTTTTATCTGATTCTGCTGATATGAATTCTACTGAATCTGGTGGAAAATTCACCATTATATCTAGATTTTTTTCTAATTGCTGATTGCCAAGATTTGTTGCGTTGAACTCACCTAGATTGTATGCCCTTTGTTGTCCTTCAAGATTTTTAAGAGACACACTTCTATTAACTCTGTTCAGAACTAATCTTTTTCTTCTTGAACTAAAGTTATTTGTATTTTTATCAATCCAGTTATCTTTCCATTTATTAAAATTTGTTTTAAATGTCTCTGTATTGTCTGTTGGATTATCACGAATGTATTGTGTACTGTCCTCTACAAATTTTAGATTAGTTTTTTGTATTGCATCTTCATCTTGTTTTCTTTGTTCAGCTTGACCAAAGTTAAATGCAATTTGATCTGCTGAATTTGCAAAGACTGCTCTTGCTTGACCAGGAGCAGTAAATGCACCAACATTTGCAGATGGCGATAATGAGCCTGTTGCTAACTGTTGCGTTGTTCCTCTGCCTTGATTGTATAGTGGTATTCTTGCCATAATTAACTCATCAATGTTGCTGCTTTTGTGCCACTCTCAAGTAAACTTTGATAGGCCTTTGTTCTTAATGCGCTTGATCTAGCTGCACCTTCTGCTCTTAATAAGGTTGCTGCGCTTATCTTTTGCGTTTGTTGAATGTCAGATGCGTACTGTATTTTTAAAGCATCATACTCTGTATTAAAATATGTGTCTGCCAAGGCTTGCATTGGACTACCACTCATTGTGATTCCAGACTTAGCTGTTTGAACTCTTTGTGTTGAAATCAGTCTTTCTGATTGGTTTCTTAGTTGATTTTCTTCATCAACTTTTGCCCTTTGTAAAAGTATTGCTTCATTCTCTTGCACTTTAGCATTGTACTCTGCTGTTTGTCTCGCTGCTTTAGCGGCTGCCATGTTTCCTTTAAATCCAAGAAACCCAGATGCTGCTGTCGCTGCTGCTGCTGCTGCTACTACTGGACTCATTATTTCACCCAAGCATAACGAAAGTAATCTACACCATCTGGCCCAAACTTCTTCATTATTCCCTCTTCTTCAAACTTTAACCATCTAATAAATCTTACTGCTTTCTTATCATTTTTACACACACTTGCTTGTAAACGAAACAATTTATTTTCATCAATTAATTTTGTAATCATATTTTTCACTAATCTTGCTAATCTTGTTGGAAACAGTTTACCAATATTTCCTATAATAAACCATCCCTCTCCGACACCTTCCCAAAGAATACTTACACCACCAATAGCTACAACTGTATCTCCAAGTGTTGCTGCGTAGCCATTAATACATTCTTTGCATAATAATTCTCTATGATAAAATGAAAAATCAAAGTCTGTTTCAATGTTTTGAACATGCTCTGGAGATAGTTGTACAATATTAAGCATCAAAAGTATTTGACCTCCTCATAATAGCAACCACAGTCATAGGTAATGGTTGTGATTGTCTAATAACAACTTGTGCGTCATTGTCATATCCTGCTGGAAAAGATATTTCCTTATCTCCTGTAAACATAGGAACAGCAACATCCATAGCCATGCTACTATCTCTAAAAGGTATTCTATCTAAACTTGTTATTTCTGGCCCAAGTTCTGCACCAACAGTATCTAAAAATCTGGCTGTAACACCATGTATTCTTTTTATTTTTCCTTGAGAAACACCATCATTAGCACCACCTTCAAGTCTTAAAGTTTTTATTATGCTTGAGTATCCTAAGCCAATATGAACTTTTTTAGCAGACCTATCTAATGTTATGCTTCCACCTGAAACAGTTTTATCTGGATGGGCAGATCCATCAGCTAATATTTGTACTGTTTGCCCTTCTAAATGATTTAATCCTGTAATCGTTGTTGTGGCTGTTCCAGAATATGTCAAACCACTATCAACAAAGAAAGCATCATTAATATCTGTTCCAAAGTTTATTGAGTTCATCAACACAACATGCCTTACTGTAGAGCCATCTATTGTAAGCTGAACTGTCATATAGACCTGATCTTCTGCACCACTTGGTATAGCTGTAATACTTTCAACGATAGGCGCTTGCTGATTTGTAGTGGCTAACCTTGTAGTGTCTGAAGATACAATACTTAGATAACCATAGGCTGTAGGTGTTGTTTCGTTAATTGTAACAACATTTGAAGCAGGATTAGCTACTGTAAAATCTGCATGTGAATTGATAGCTGTAAAAATATTATCTGCTGTTGTGTCATTATTTGTGTTTGGTCGAAAACCTAAAGAACTTGAAGGACTACTAGAACCAGCAGCTTCACTTGTAAATGTAACAGTTGTACCATCAGATTTAGTTAGTTCTAATGTTGTTCCTACTGCTATGTTTGCATAATCTGTTACTGTGATTGTTGCGCTTCCAGACCTACCACCTATTTTATGATCGTGCCAACCAACTGTTCCGTTTGCTCTGTCATAAGTTAGGCCAACAAATCTTCCATCTGCTGCAACAAACCATAAAATAAGTTCTGGTTCTTGTTGCCATATCATATCTGTTAAACCACCTCTGGTTATGTGATCTGCAAGCACAGTTAAGTCTACACCTAATAATCCATCTGTGTCTAAATCAAATGTAATTTCTTTTACTTTTTCAGTTCCTTTTTGCACAAGTATTGTTGAGTTACCTGCTCGAAGAGGTCTTACTTGTGATGTGCCAAAAGTTGTTTCTCTTAAAACATTAATGTTAGTTGGTGTTACTGCCTGTGTGCCAGAACCTCCAGATAGTGTAAATTCTGCACTTGTTGTTAATATTTGTAAAAATCTACCAGGTAATAAATGTTTTATAACATTCACTTGGTCTGATGCTATCGTTATGTTTACAGCATCATCATCATTTGTTCCAGGACTATGATTCTCAAAATCAGCAGATACACTACCAAATATAGATTGAGGTTGATGTGTTGTTCCTGCAAAGAAGAGTCTTTCCTCATAAAATGCAAGAGCCTTTGGAAACCCCCGCACAGAACTAAATGCTCCTTCTGACCATTTTGTTGTTGGATTGCTTGAGCCTACAACTGAAGCAGGAAGTGTGCTTTTAACATCTGCTGCAACTTGTGTTGAACTTGTAAATCCAGTTATCTTTACAAAACCTGTGCCACTATGTTGAAACTCCCAGTCAATACTACCATAGGTTTCTGTACCAGTTGTATGTACTGGCGCAGTTGTGCCACTAGTATGTGAGCCTGAATTTGTTTTTTTGTAAACATTACCTGCGTTTCTAACAGTATCATTTTGTGCATAACTTGTTGACGCTGCCCAAGCATCATGGCTTGTTTCAATAATCTCTCTAAACCTAAACAATGCACCAACATGCCCACTTTCAAAAGTTGCTGCTGATGCAACAAGATTTATTCCTGTGCCTGTAGCAGCACTTGCATATATTGTAGTTGTGCTGATGTTTTCGTCTAAGTATGGGCCATCTGTAAAATCAATATCTGTTAAAGTAAAACTTGTTGTGCTTGTTCTTGTAAGTTTTGCTGGTTCGTGTGATTTGTGCGCAATAAATAAAACATCTGCTGACTGTGCAAAGTTAAGTTCAAATATCTCAGTTACGCTATAAGTTGTTGTAACTTCTACTATTTTTCCACTTGTGCCACCTGATCCATAAGTTGTAAAACCAGAACTATCTACACCAGATAATTCAAATGTGTTAGTTGTTTTATTTGCAACAGTAAACTCTCTGTTGTTTACTTCTGTC